TTTCTTTCGATCTGCCTGTCGTTATGGTTCTTTCGGAGGAATGAGCGATTGGTGTAGGACAAAAAAGGAGGCTGAACGTGTTTCAGCTGGACTTGCCTACATTACAATTATGGAAGAGGACATATCTTCTAAGTCACAATTAGATCCTAAAGAAGATGTAGTCCGGATAGAAACGAAAGGTATTAAGGATGTTATTCGAAAGAGCCCTGTTCTTAGTTTGCCTTCGTCTCTGTTTTATGTAGCTTTTCTGTTCAATTTTGTTTGTATCCCTTCTGTGGATGCTGCTAATAGTGTTGAATCTGCTAATGCATTTTCCATTATTATTTGGACAATGGGCTTGTTAGCAATAATGTTTTATGTTGTTGTTAGGCTTTTTAATCTTCTGGATACAGTCAGTTCACGATCATTGACGATGGTTGAGATTGTTGGACGATTTATTGCAGGAGTTAGCACTCACGTTGGACACTTTGTCGTTGAAAAGTATGATGATGTAGCTTGGTGGACGAAATTTCATCTTGTAATGTCTCATTCTGTTAGGGGATTAGGTGAAATACGTAAGTGTTATGGATCTTTCAAAAATCTTGCAAGTTCTATTTCATTAAGTGGCTTCGATAAAGAAGTTCGCTTTAGACCGGATGATATTCCAGAAATGTCAACAATGCGAAGCTTCTTTAACAAAGTAGCTTTTGCAGCTAGTAATTTTCTTGGTGTTTTGATCATTGCTAGTGCTTTCATTTATGGACCTGAGAAGGTTAAGAAATGGGAACTTTGGAAAAGAATTTGTAGTCATTCTGAGGATGCTATAATTTTTGTTGATTGGTGTTTTAGTTTGTTGAAAGGGGAAGATGTTGAGATATCTCCAGTTTTTGACAAATATCCAGACGTTAAGGCTAAAGTTGCTGAAACTTGGGACTTTGGTGTTTTTCGAAAGAAAGACACTGAGGCTCAAGGGAGACCAAGGAGTAATAGTGACCCTGTCACTGTTAAGACTCCTGTTTCTAATGCACCTGTGCCTGGTCCAGTCAGTAGTTGTAGCTCTAATAGTTGTGAGGTTTATGATCCTCTTAATCCTAATGTTGGTAAGAATCCCTTAAAGGATGCTTTTGATGCCTTTAGGAAGAGGAAGGGTGGTCTCGTCCCCTTTGTTGTTGCTAAGGATGATCCTGATTTCGTTAGAAAGCAGGAGGAACATCTTGATATGTTATTTAAAACTGAAGTTTTTCTTGATGATGAGAATCATGCTGGGGAATTAGTTTCAAATTACATGACGCGTCAGGAGCGAGAGAAAATGTTTGCTCCTGTAAAGGTTATGGTTGTTCCATCTTCTCACACTGATGGTTTAGGAACCACTGCTGCTGAGAAGAAGGAGACGATAGTTGACGAAATTCAATTTGGAAACGGAATTTTTGATGTTTTTGATGTTGAGGAATTAGCAGCAATGCCAGTTCCTGAACACAAACATGTTGAGAATTTTGGTACTTCCATACCTTTTGATGGTTATGCCAAGGTTAATCGTGCTCAAAAGATGGTTCCCCTTTCAGGCTTTGGTCAAGAAGCTGTTCATGAGGGTGAAGCTGTTGTTGATACACTAATTCGTAAATGGAAGGAGTGTAATTTTTCTTTCACCAGTATATTCTCAGAAATGAGTAAATACATTCGTGTTTCACAGGATAAAACGAAACTTGGCCCATGGTTAACTTTAGTTGATCATCGGGTCTGTTCTGCAGCTCCTTTGGAAGAAGTCCATGCATGTGATTGGAATGGGTTTGCTCAATGTGAACTCAATCCTGTTACTTGTATTTGTTGTCGCTATTATTGGATGGGAGCCCTTAAAAATGCTGCCCTTCAAACTGGTATCTTTGTTGGATCTTTCGTTTTTATGTATGCTATATGTAAATACATGAAAAGGGATGACATGATAAAAGAAGCTAAAGGCAAAAATAAACATGGTGGTCGGGTTGGTAA